CAAGATTGCCCTTGACTTCCATGTTAAGCATTGGTCTTTTGCGTTGTTGAACCTACTATACGACAAAAAGAGTGCCGAAGCAACCCCCTATAAATTAATTTGTAGTGTCTTCTGTAACATATGAGAAATTCTTATGTTTCTCAAATCGTAAACAGGATTCAAACTTGTCTACCATATTGTCTCGATGAGAGATAACAAATACATTTGTTTTTTCATCAAAACTTTTAAGAATCCATCCTAAGTCGCTGTTACCAGATTGGTCAAGTGACCCGTCAAAGATTTCGTCTAAAATAAGAAGATTAGTATCCACACTATTTTTAAGTTTAGCAACACTGCGCCAAGTAAGTAACAAAGCAATATCGATTCTAGCTTTTTCTCCTTCAGAAAAAGATTCATAACTAAATTCATCCCTATAACGTGATTTGATTACTTCCTCAAAGTTTTCATTTAATATGAAAGATGCAGAGAACTCCATCTTCTCTAAGTAATCATTAATGAGTTTATTCATTGTCGGAAGGTATTTTTTGATGATCCTCGTTTTGATTCCCGAATCTTTGAGAAGTTGCGTTGCTGTGAGTAAGCAATCTTTTTCTTCTTTTGTTTCAGAAATCGTTTCTTGGATTTGCTTTCCGTCCTCACTGAGGGATTTAAGAATTGAAAACTGCTCCCGTTGATTGACATCTGAATCCCTAAGTTTTCTGATATCGTCGTCCAGTTCGTCAATTCGTTTATGAAGTGACTTAATTTCATTATTGAGTTGTCTATTTTTTTGATTGAGTTCGTTTATTTCATCAATCAAAAGAATAAAGGTATTTTCTTGACTTCTGAGATCGGAAAGTTGTTGTCCCAAATCAGACATAGCTTTCTCCACCTCAACAAGTTTATCCGAGAGAACTTGGATCTTCTCTTGTTTAAAATGCTCCTCAATCGATTGCCCACATGTCGGGCACGAATCATTCTGTTCAAAGAATATTTTTTCTTTATGATGTGACTTTTGTTTGGTTGAAATTTTGTTCTTGAGCGAATCAATCTTAGTGATCGTTGCTTTAATTTTCGAAGTGTCTGAAACGGCAGCGGTCTTTTCGTTGATTGTCTGGTTGTTATTGAGGATTTCCGATTCATAGTTAAGTGCCTCTGTCAACAGAGTGTCTTTACGATTCTCTTTTTCTTGAATATCTTCTTTATTCTTTTTTTCAATGTCAAGCATAAACTGCTTCTGCATGTCAATCTTCTCTTTGACAAGTGACAGTTTATATTCGTGATCTTTTAATTCGTCGTTAATTATTTTAATTTTTTCTTTTAGATTGACATTCATGGTTGAGAAGATTTGAATGTCAAGAATGTCTTCGATGATTTCTCTACGAGATGCCAGTGGAAGACGCATGAATGGTACAAAGGTAGATGAACCTAGCACCACAATTTGAGTAAATGATTTGTAATTCATTTTGAGAATGGTCTGCTCAAAATGTTTCTGTTGATCTACAACAGATGAATCTTGATTTAGAAACACACCATTCTGATAAATTTCAAACTTCGCTGGTTTAATACCACGAATCACTTTGTATTTATTCCTACCAATATCAAAGTGTACCTCCACAACGCAATCAGATTGATTGATAGAGTTGAGTAATTGTGATTTATTAATTTTTCTGAATGGTTTACCAAACAACGAAAAAGTAAGAGCATCTAAAATAGTGCTCTTACCAGCTCCATTAGAACCAACAATAATGGTATTCTTCTTATCGTTTAGGTTAACTTCAGTAAATTGATTTCCCGTACTTAAGAAGTTTTTCCATTTAATTATTTTGAATGTAATCATAATCTCGGGGAGGAACAATAATATCGTCTGGTTCTATGATTGTATATTTCATACCTCGTTTTTCACAAACTTGTATTCCTGTTTTAGAATTTACTTCATGTGTAATCAACGGAGGGAGAGAATTTTCTGAATCATTTGCTTCTAGTAAACCAAGATACCTTTCGGCATCATCTTCTTCTTTAAAAAAGTATACCACATGATTACCCTCGTCGTCAAGTACCGAATAAACACCATCAGGATGTTCTTTAAGGGTAATGAGGAACATTACACTACCTCACAACTTTCAATATATAGGGACTTCATAAGTAATTTTAATTTTTCTTTGTTTACGGATAACTCCACTTCATCAATGTATTCATTAAGCAAAGTAAGAGTGTCTTTGATTTCCAAATTTTCTTCTATATTATTATCACTAACTAATGTTTCAATAATTTTAACATCATGTGGTTTAATAGCAAACACAGAGTCAACAAACTTCTCAAACTCTAGATAATCTTTCTTATCTTCTACGATAATCTTGACAAAAGAATTTGTACACTGATTGGTATCGAAGCCGAGATGAGAACCAGTAGTGTCATTATAATATATTTTCTGGAAAATCTCATAAGGGTTCTTGACCCGCTTGAGTTTATTTGTCTTTGGTTCATAGAGATGAAATCCTCTCTCGTCTTTATAATCATTCCAGAACATCTGATATGGATTGCCTAGGTATGTAATGTTACCTTTTGTAGATTTATGATGGAAGTGCCCAGAGAATACTTGTTTGAATTTGGAAAAGATAGAAGGGTCCATACCATGTTCCATTTTGATTCCTAGGTTCACAAGAAATCCATTTAATTCCAAGTGACCCATAGCAATCTCAGCACTGGTATCATTAATCCATGTCATTGTCTCTTCATAGTTTTGAGAGTTAATCCATGGTAGCATAAGAATCTTAGTATCATCAATCATTACTGTCTCTGGACGAGAGTACACTTTGATGTTACTAAAATCTTTTAGCAGCAAATCTGGTGAGTTAATCTCGTTAGTGTTCTTATAATAGGTGCAATGATTACCAAGAATCATATGCACGAAGATACCCATGTCTTCAAGACGTTGAAAATAATGTTGACGCACCCTGCTCCAAACATTAAAATCAATCCCCTTACGATTATCAAACGTATCACCGAGGTCAATAACAGTTTTGATTCTATGTTTTTCGAGGGTAGGAAAAAAGACCTCATCATAGAATTTTTTAAAATATTCCCAAAACGCGACACTTCCTTTTCTCCCGTCTAGATGTTGGTCGGTAATCAATGCTACTGTCATCGTTTAGATCTCATCTTAAGGTTTTCTTTAATGCTATTCATATCAGAATATGTTGAATTATACCCATGCATATCTAATCCATAATTATCCGTATACAAAACTTCATTATATCCAGATCTTTCCAAAATTTTGGTTTTAATCTCTAGTTGTTTTTTTTCTTTAGAGATTCTCCTTAGAAAAGCAAAATAAATCATTTGCGTAAAATACGCAAAAGGATTAGTAGATTTTTCTGGATCAAAATTGTCAATATATTGTACACAATTTTCCACCCCATCACCAATCATATCATCTCTAAACATGTAGTTAACAAAATTTGGTTTGTAGGATAAATGAGTAGCAATCTTATGAAAGCATTCTCCAATGTAATTTGGAATTCGTGGTCTAGGTTCTCCTTTTTCTTTTGCTGCAGCAACTTGCATTCTATACGCCACCAAAGCATCCAAAAACTCTCGATTATTAACGTAATTTTCTGTTTTCTTTTTGGTCATTAGTTTTGATTGCGTGATGAAGGTTATCATGTAAATACATTTTGTTATTTAAATTTTAGCACACGAACATTGTTTTGTAAAGGGACTTGACAAACCTATCAAATTTGTGTATAATAGCAATGTTGCGTTTTCAAGATTTATTATATATCTCTTCTAAAATACTTCTAGCTTCTTTAGTTGATATGATATATCCATCCATAATTTTTGAATCTCTTCGGTTTCCAGGGATTCCTCCATTATAAAGTTGATGTTCTTCAATCGTTTTTCTTTTTAAATACGCTTCATAAAATTGAACAATAGGGGCATCCGTTTCAATCATAGTAATGATTTGAGAACGAGAAATGATAAACATATCATCATGTGTTGCGTTTATCCAACAAGAAAATTCAAACCCTTCTATTTTAATTCCTTTTTTTTTAATCTGAGTTTTAATAACTAATCTTGGTTGAAAAACAATTACAACATCATCTTCCATATCGTAACTAACTTTAGCTACGATTTCTTCTCCAGAACTTAATTTAATGGTTGCATAAAATTCTTCTTCCATATTATCTTAAATCGATTTTAATTATTTCTACATTAAAG